TCTTTGTACGCATCAAAAATCGGCTCGCCCCACAACCTCTTCTGCTGCGCTATCCAGTCCTCGGTTTGCTCCTGCATACCCTTCAGGGTCTGGGCCTGCTTCTGCGTGATGCCGCCAAACTTTTCCTCGGCGATACGGAGCAACGCAGAAAACGCCTGATCCACCGGCGTTGTCATCTGTCCCGCTTTGTTGAACTCGACGCCCATTTGGCGTAACTGGTCGCGGGTAACGACGCCCAGCTCCTGGAAGCGCATAATCGCCCGCCCCGTATCGCCGACGGCGAAGCGGCCCAGCCAGGTGGAGATTTCCTCGAACGAGCCGCTGGTGCCCGCGGCCATGTCGGCGGCGATCTGGCGAATCTGCTGGCCCGAGTAGCCCCAGCGGCGCGCCGCGTTCTCTGCGTGGAGCCCGAAATTCTGCATGATGATGTCCGCCTGGATCAGGTCGTCCAGGCCGCCCGGCGCAAACATGGCGAACTCTTCCAGCTCCGCCAACCGCCGCTGCGCCGCCTCGATGCTGCCGAGCTGCACCTCGAATTGGGTGGTGTACGTCTCCCACGTCGCGTTGGCCTCGATCATGGCGCGGGTCGAGTTCTCGATGCTCTCGCGCATGAAATTGACGCCGCCCACGATGACGTCGCGCATCAGGAACCCGGCCGCCGTCTGGGCCACGTTGGCCGCCGCCCCGGCGAAATTGTTCAACGCCGATTGTCCGCGTTGGAGCCCTCGCTCCAGATCGCGGGTGTCGGCGCCGATCACGGCCATCAGTTGTGCGATTTGAACTGCCATCAGTGAGCCCTCTGTCGCAGTTGATACTGAGCGTTGGTCTCGGCCCGCTGTGCTGCCAACGCAAGCTCAGTCCACATGGCCGACTTCTCCAGCAAATCCCAGGCGGCGACCCCCAGGTACCGAGACGCTCGGATCAGCAAAAACCAATCCGCCATCTCTCCCTCGTCGCCGCCGGTGACTAGGAATCGCTGAACGAGCCGGCCTTCCTCGTAGGGCGGGTGTGGAGGTCTCCATTGATGGCACCGTACACATCCAGCAACAGCGAGTCAGGCAGCACCATCAGCGCATCCTCGGTGAGAGGGTACATCTCGTCGCCGTCCAGCAGGTCCCATTTCTCAATCCACTGCGCCAGGTGTGAGGCAATCCCTGCAATGCCCGGCCTGTCGAACTCGGCTCGGGCCGCGGGGGTGATGGCCCCCAGGCGATAGGTGACGTTCAACTCTCCGGCGGCCGTTTCCACCGTGATGGTGCGACGAAGAGACTGCAAATCCTTCAACGTAATGGGCATAAGGCTCCTATCTTCAGATGCTCGTGATCGCGTTGACCAGCTTGATAATGCAGGGCACGCCGCCGGCTAGCGCGGGGGTCGCGGTAAACGTCCAGCCGATGGCGTAGGTGCCTTCGTCGTCGTTGAACTCCTCCGTCGCGGTGACTTTGGTCGCCATGTCGATGACGAGCGAGTACGGAACGCCGTCGTCCACTTCCACAGCGCTCTCGGCCTCCAAGCGGATGAACACGGTCGAGTCGGTGCGCATGCTCGCCAGCGGCGACATGCCCGCGGCGTCCGCGCCCATGAGCAGCTGGAACGTCAGGTCTGGCGGCATCTCAGTGTGCCGTGACCAGGATGCCTCGTCCCGGTTAATCGCCCACCGCGGGTTGAATCGATTGCCCAGGCGCCACTGCACCCGCGACACATCCGTCAGCTGCGTGGTGCCGATATTCGCCAGGCTGGTATCCAGGTATAGGCTGATGTCGCCCGAGAGGATGGGCACGGCGTCCAGCATCGTGCCTGCCGTCATCGTCTGGCTCATCGTTTGAAGCTGCCGCCCCATGAGTCGGCCCGAGACGGTGGGCTCAGCGGTGCGTCGCCACTCCAAGCCCAATTCGGTCACGGTGCCATAATTGAATTTGTGCGCCTTGACCTGGCCGGCACTCCATGCACTGGGGTCGCCCTGCTCGACCGAAAAGGTACGGATAGCATCGGGCGCGGCGCGGTTGAGGGTGTAGACATGCTCGTAAGCGTCGGAGTCGTCCACCGCTTCGCTGTCCGGCACACACATGATCGACGCCAGTAAGTACGCCAAGTCCGTGTAGCTGGGTCGGCCGCTGATGGATGCCTCTGTCCACTCGCGATCCAGCGGCGCGGTGGTGATGTACTTTTGGCCCTCCGGCCTAAACGGGGAGACCTCCGGACGAATCCCCGTCTGGAACGAGGTCGCCGGGAGGATGATGTTGGCGGGAACGGCGACACCTTTCGTCGCCTCCACGCCGATTTGGGCCTGTATGTGAACTGTGTCACGTCCTGCCATTTTTCTCCTCTTTTATGCGCTTCGCGCGCGCACTCGGTATGCTCCACCACAATGGTAATATGTCAGGTTCCCCACTGTGCGATCGGGGGGTAGCTTAATCGGGTACTCCCGATAACAGGTGAGCACGATGCCGCCGGCCGACTGACCGCGTGTGCCATGTAGCAGCTCGTCGACACGCGCCGCAATCGCCCCGGCTTCTACAAAGCTGCTGGCCGACACCCCGCGCACGACATACAACGGGTTGGCCGCGATGCGAATGGTGCCCACGGCGATGGTATCCACGCCCGGCGACTGCAACTGAAACACGACATACGGGTACGGTGTGCCCGCAGGCGCTAGCGCGTCGTAGATGCACTCGCCTGAATCGGGGTGCTTGCCCAGCATCGCCGTCAGCTGCGCGTCGTTGCTCAGTATTTGGCGCAGCCATACGTCGATAGCGTTGAGTTCGCCACTCACTCGAATAGCTCCCGTAGGCCTGCGTCCCAGTCGCGGCGAGCGTTGTCTACCGCGGGCGTGAAAAACGGTTTGTGCAGATACTCGACGTGGATGCCGTACTCAGCCCCGACGGCAACAATGGCGGTCAAATCGCCCGGTGTGTCTACCTCATCGAGCATCAGCCCCATTACCCTGCGCCATTCTTTGGTTTTGGAGCTACGCCGTTCGCCGGCGTGCCGCTTGGCGCCGAGCCGCGTCGCCGAGGCCAGCGCCCGATCGTAGCCGCTGCCCCGATCGGTGACGGTGTAGATCGAGTTTCTCAGAAAACCGGTATCCACCGGCGCATTGACCTTAGCCTCTCGCTCTACGGCAAACGCTGTGCGCCGCACCAGGGCGCTCGCCTTGCTACGCACCTCATCGGCTATATTCTTCAACCGGTCGTCGGTGAGCTTGATATCGATAGTAATCATCTACGTCGCCTCCACCGCCAGCACCCGCAGCGCCGTCATCCACGTGCCGCTGGCGAGTGGCGCGATCACTTGAAGCTGCCGGTCGCCAACCCTCAACCGATCCGACGAAACCACATCGGCGTCATACGGCAACGTCACCGTCAGCGTGCGTTCGGTGGTCAGCCGTGCCGCCACTTCGAGATCACGCCCGCCGGTGGCCGCCACCCGGCACATATACTGCTGCGTCTTTGGCTCGCCTTCCGTGTGCCCGCCTGCGCCGTTGGCGATCAGCACTGGCCGCTCGCGGATGCATACGTCAGGCAATGTCTCGTTTTGAGTGGCCCGCATGGCCGCCAGTTCAGCGTCGGTCAACATAGCCGCCTCCCTCTCCGCGAGTCAACGCCCGCTCGACGGCCTCCATCCGCTGGCAGAACATCTGCATCGCCTGTGTGTTCGCCTTCACCACCTCGATCACCTGCGCCACGATGGCTTTATAGGCCACGAACAGCAGCACCGAGAAGAAGGCGGGAAACCCAAATGTCGACGCGATCTGAATCCATTCCATTGTCAGTATCCCGACACGGCCCGAGCGCCTGAGTATGCACCGGAAGCGCCCAAGCCAGTCAGAACGCCCAACACTACCGACTGCACCCAGGTGAAAGTGTCGGGCTGATCCAGCTTGCCCAGTACCCCAAATACCACACCCAGCGCCAGCGCCAGCAACGGCGCCCAGCGGGCATCAAGGTGAAGGCTGCGCTTGGCGACCTCGACCAGACCCATAATCAACCCCACTACCGGGACGCTATACAACACGAGCTCTTCCATGACTCGTCTCCTTTTTCTACTGGATATCGTCACGCACCTGGCGGATCACCTGCACCTGCTGCCGCCGCCTGAACTGTGCCGCCAGATCCAACAGGTTCGCCACCTTTTGCGAGCGGCGATACTGGGCGCCGTCCGCAGAGAAGTCGAAGTTGAGCTTCTCGCGCGCGGCCCACATCTCCAGTAGTTCTGCCGCCGCGCCGTAGACATCGTACTCGCCATCGCTGATCTCGTGCTCCGCCAGGGTCGCCTCGATGTCGCCATCACTGAATACCTGGCTATCGCCGGCGGTATCGTGAATCAGCAGCCGCACGCGGGCGATCTCGCCGGCCATTGACTAATCCCCCGGCGTTTCCGGCACCACGGTCTCGATGCCCTCGTAGTAGTCCAGGCCGGCGAAGGAGCCAACCGTCGAGAGCGCCTCGAAGTTATCGTTGACGTCCTTGAGCAGCCCGCCGGTTGTCACCGGCTTTAGCTGAGTCATAGCAGCCTCTCTTTCAGTTCGGGCGGGAATAGTTACCCGCCCGATCTCTAGCTGTTCTTGTCGTGCCGGTAGATGCCGTTGGCGCGGTTGGCATACACGAACGCGTCATGGTACAGCCGGTACTGCCAGAGGTGGCCGTCGCTGATCTGGTTCACGTCTGGCGAGAAGTACTTCACCTGATTCAGCTTCACCGGCTGGAGCACGGCGCTCGGGTGCACGATCAGGAAGTTGATGTCGTGCGCAGTCGCCCCCTTGGCAAAGCCGCCCGCGCTGCTCGTTGCCCCCGCGTCCAGGTCGACCGCCGTGTAGAAGCGCGTCTGTGGCACGGGTATGACGGTCATGTCGTCAAGGGTGAAAATGCGCCGCTCAACGCCGGTCTCGGTCGCCAGACTGCGGGTCACCGCACCCTTGAGCAAGTGGTAGAGGGTC